CTGCCTTCTTCTTGATAGTACTGTTCAAAAAGGGCATAGAAGGAGATATGTATTTTTTCAGACTCAGGATTAGCTTGTTAAGATCGTAATTCTAATAATTTTTTAGCGGCCCATTGTTCACACTCACTCGCAGTATCTCGAGTAGCCGTTCTTTGATAAAGTGGGTTAGGACGGTTAAGTTTTTTTTAAAATTATTATAGATCCCGATAGCTGATATTGTAATATTGCTTTCTATAAGGGGAGATAGATGAGTGAGACTAATACTTAGTAATTTTAATGTCAGTTGGTAGTATATTGCATGCTGAAGAATATGAATCAACGGTCTGTGAAAAGCTTAATATTGCAGCATATCAAATCATGTTAGAAAGACAGTCTGGTATTAAGTCTCTTGATTTGCTTGAAAAGCTACTTATTCCATTAGCTCAAGATAAGGAGAATGTAATAACGAATTCCCGTATCAATAATTTTTTTGGTCATGTAAGTGGTTTGGCTTATGAGACTCCTCTATATACAAAAGAAGATGAAAAACAAAAAGCAGCTACAGATTTTGGTTTGAGAATTGAAAGAATTTGTACAAAGGATAAGACGGCATTATTTGCTCCTCCGCTATTTCAGACTTTTGAGGAATAATTAGACTAATGCGAAATCAAATACACCCGATTAATAATGTTGATCCATTAGATACCGAGAACGAGCAAAAGCAAGAAAACTCGGTGCTTAATTCTGTGAATCCTGATCCAGTTGAAGTAACAGATTTATTTGTAGAAATTGGAAAAGATATAGCTGATTTTGCATCATCTATTTTAGATAACATTGATATCAATTTTTGATTTAAAAGTTCCTCAAATAGAGGATTTTCGTAGACTCTGAAATGTAAATTTGTTGCTGTATATATGAATATCCCTATATGATTCATTTCAAATACTGCGCTGAAAGTTTTTGTTTAGTGACCCGTTTCTGTTTGGAAGCGGGTTTTTTAATTTCTAAACCTCATTTGCTTAGGACGCTTTACGAGTCAACTTGCCGGACGGATTACGGCATAGGAAGCCCCGCTAAATATCGATTATAGACGGGGCTTTTTTATTTCTGATTGCCGATGCCAACCAAATAGATTCTGAGCTAAAAGCACGACAACTGTATATATAATCAACTGAATTTTTTAGAGAAAGTATTAATTCTTAACCCTCTTTGTTTTCAAAAAATAGCTGGCAAGTGAAAATTACTTAAAAACACAAAGACTTATATAAAAGGTGAACAAAACTAAAATTTCTATATATTCTTAAAAGTTATATATTTAATAACTTAATTTTATGTATTTACTTTTAAGATTTATGTGGGAAGGTTCCAATGAATAAAAAGCATATTATTGTATCGATCATTATTGGTTTGATTGTGGGCGGACTAATTGGCGCATTTGGTTATTCAAAAACTGTAGCAAAATATGACGCTATTTCGACTGCATGTGTAATGGTGAATGAAGCAGTAGAAAACCAACTGCTAACTACAGAACAAGTGAAAACTTTAGGTGAGTTGACTGGAACAAACTTAAAGAAAGACTATCCAACTGTAGCTTCAAAATTTGCTTTCTCACCTGAAAGTTTAAAGAAAGCTTCAGAAGCATCAAATTGTAGTCAGTTTATTGTAGGCTTCAATCAATCTAAATAATAGCTGAGTTTTTAAGCTATTTTTTTAAAGTCCCGCTCATTAAAAAATTGGCGGGATTTTTTTAAACTAAATTCCAAAGAATCGGTTATGAAATTCTTTTGCTTTACTTTACTACTTTTAATTTTAACTGGGTGTGTTTCTAATAGTTCTAAATCAAAACATGAGACAAGTGAGTGTTTACGGTTTAGAAGCATGATGTCTTCTTTATTGGATCATGATGCAATGTACTCATTGCAAGAAGCTTGTATTAACTCAAAAAAGAAGTAAACAGGGTAGTGAATTAACAAACTTTATAATTCATTATTCTTTTTAACTAGTTGAAGTCCCGCTCAAAACAGCTAAATTGGCGGGACTCTTTATTTGATATCTAATAAACATTTCTTTAAAGAAATAATACATAGGTTGCAAAAAAGCCATGTTAATAACCTTTTATCCATTTTGGATAGATATTAAAAATTTAAAAGAAAGGATGTGTTTACTGGGTGATCTATGTCAAATGTGGGAAATATACACCGTGAAAGTAAGAATTGTTCATTAGTCGCAAAGATAGTAATGATATTGGGAGTAATTTGGGGAATTGCATTTATAGTTGCTTTTGGTCAAGTTGAAACCCGAAATGAATATCTTGAGATCATTAATGTTTGGTCAACAAAGATGATAGTTATAGGCTGTTTAATTATTCTGAATGGCTTAGGTTTAGGTTATTTAATTCTCAAGATTAGTTGTATTTTAAGGAATCAAGAAATTCTATTAAATGAAAAAAGATAGAAAAAAAATATTATTTTTATCGATTGATCAAATTAAGATGAAATAATTTATTTCCATCTAACTCAATTCAACCGTAAATCTTGTGGATGAGTTATCAAAACCATAATTTTTTTAAGGATTTTTGAGAGCAACTTTACTCACTCTATACAATACTTACGTTCAATTCCCATATCGTTTCGTACCTTTACATTAAATTTATCATAATTCCATAAAGAGCCGCTTTTTCAGAACGTGGCTCAAATGATGCATAATTATAAGGAGAGATAAGGATGCCCAGATATTTAGCTATCGCCGATACGGTATATAAAAAGATTAAAAATGAAAAATTATTTACGGAAGACATGATTGAAAATTTAAACTGCCTGATTAGCTTGATCCGACAAGCTATCAAAGGAACTGAATTTAAACTTAAACATGACTACATCAATTTCGAAGAGTGTCTTACAAAGCCTTTAGCTGATTGTACGGTCAAACTAGATCTGTCGCTTATGCCTAATTTTAAAAATGAGGATGAGTTTGTTTTATGGCTAGCTGGTTTTATTGAAAAAATTACAATTGGCGGAAAACCTAAATTTCCACCTATATCTCAAATGATTCCAAAAGACTTTGTATTTACTAAGGAAACCTTTCCAGTAACACCAACCCCTAAAAAAGAAGAAAATGCTGAAATGATAATTAATTATTTTAAATCAGAAGATTACCTTAAAAAAACAAAAATATCTTCGTGAGAAGCATATAGAAGTATGATGTTCTCATACTTCTATATACTGCTGATATCTCAGCGACCGCCTAATGGGGCGGTTTTTTAGTGGTTCTACAACTACAAATTACTTGTTAAAATTTTCTAAGAGATATCTTTAGAAAAATTAAATGTATTTAAATATGTGTTTTTTAGATTCAATTTTAAAAATATCAAAGACTTAAATATAATTTTTGGTAAACAAACTTCCACATTTTTTACATAAGGTTAGTCTCACTTAACGCAATTAAACATTTAACTGCTGATAATTTTAAAAAAAAAAGGAATTTTAAAGTTATGAATGAAAATGCAGAACTTATAAAGTACATTGATGTCGCTGAAAGTGTTTATGAGCGGGTATACGAAAATAACCAAATTTCTAACAGCTTGGTTGTTAACTTAAATCGTGTAATGGACGAAATAAAAAAACAAGCTAAAGAAAAAAATTTGAAGTTGAAATATCCTTCTATTGATTTTGAATATTGTTTAAGTCTGCCTTTAGCAGATAGAGATGTAAAAGTAGATTTAAGTTTGATTCCTCATTTTGAGTATCGTGATGAATGTATTTTGTGGCTAACAAACTTTATTGGAAAAATTAGTGTGCCTCAAAAGATGAATAGGCAACGATTAAACTCTCGTTAAGAATTTTTTAAATTATATAAATAAGCCGTCTTAGGCGTTTTTTATGGGTGATATATGAAAAACGAAGTCGGTTTTCATGTTCCAGTTCGTCCCATGTCTCCAGAATGGATTTTTGAAATAGGTACACCTAACTTTGTACCTGCTTCAGAAATGTGGGAGTGGATAAGACAGGTTTTCTAGATCCAAAATCAAAATTATTTAATCCAAACCATTTACACTTATGTTCATTTCGATATTCGGATATAGCGGTGATATGGGCTAAATTTGGTTTTAAAAAGCAAGGCCGTCAAATCATTGGCACAACTGAAAAGCTCATGATCAATGCTGGTAGTTGGAAGAAAGAGCGACAAGAAGAACAATTCATTGAATGGTTTGAATACATCTCCGAATATCTCATCACTTTTGATGCTTCATATTCACAGATTGCTAGTGTTGTTAACTTTTGTGTCTTAGTTGAGCATGAGCTTTATCACATTGCGTATAAGAAAGATGAGTGGGGAACATCTGCATATAACCAAGAAACAGGTGTGCCTAAATTAGCTATACAAAAGCATGATGTTGAAGAGTTTACTGGCGTTGTACGTAGATATGGTGCAAGTGAGGACGTCAAAAGAATGGTCGAAGCAGCTAATACAAGACCTGAGATGTCGCGAGCAGATGTTCACTACGCATGTGGCACTTATTACTTGAAGGTGGTTTAAATTTTTTTGCCACTCTACTTGGACGTACTTGGACGGATAGAGATAAATGGCAAGGCTAAATAAACGGGTAAAACTCTATATAGTACGGTCACTTGCTACCTATGAGACACCCTCAGAAACAGCGAGGGGCGTCCAAGAAGAATTTGGTATCGAAGTTACTAAACAGCAGTGTGAAGCATACGACCCGACAAAGAAGACTGGGCAGGACCTAAGCGAAGAGTTTAAGGCTGAGTTTTACAGAGTCCGCAAGGAAATGAACGACAACCTTAGTGCTATTCCAATCGCTAACATTGCATACCGTCTTAAACGCTTACAACGATTCATTGACCTAGAACAATTTAAAGAAAACCCTGTCATTGTACCGAGCTTAATGGAACAGGCGGCTAAAGAGGTCGGTGGGCTTTATACGAATCGAAAGGAAATAACCGGTGCTGGTGATGGACCACTCCAAAGCGAGAACATAACCCAAGTTGTTGCAACGCCTGAACAGATACGGCAGGTGTTAGATGAACTCAAAGGTAAATACTAAGCTGCTAGAAATGCAGTTAGAGCGAGAACTCTGTGAGAAAGAACATTTATTCTTTACACGTCGTTTTTTCTTGCCTCGTATGGGTTTTAAGTTTTCAGTGAATTGGCATCATGAATATATTGCCGACAAGATTGACGAGGTAATTGCGGGCAAGGTTAAAAACCTAGTTATTAACGTTCCTCCCGGAAGCGGTAAAACTGAATTACTAACAAACCTTATTGCACGTGGCATAGCGCGTAATGCTCGATCCCGCTTTCTGTATTTGTCATTCTCACAGTCACTTGTAGAGGATGTATCAGCTACAGCTAGAAATATTGTTAAGTCGGAAGACTTTCAGAACTTATGGCCTGTAAAGATTTCTACCAGTACGGATGCTAAGTCGAGCTGGAAAACCACCGTTGATGGTTATGATGCTGGTCATGTTTATTCTGCTTCAATGGGTGAGCAGGTCACTGGTCGCCGTGCTGGTACATTAGCTAATGAGGGCTTTACCGGTGCGATTATTCTGGATGACCCATTAAAGCCTGAGGATGCATTTAGCCAAACAGCTAGACGTAAAGCTAAATCTGACACGCCAATTATTCTGATCATGCAACGGTTGCACGTTGAAGATCCGACCAACTTTGTGCTGACGGGAAATGTGCCTGGTGAATGGGAACAGATCAGTATTCCCGCGCTTATCGATGATGAGTACATCAGTAAGCTACCAGAGCACATACAGCGCAAAATTCCACGTGATGTTGAACGTGATGAGAAAGGCAGACAAAGCTATTGGCCGTTAAAAGAATCTTTACTTTCTTTGCTTCAGCTGGAGAAAGGTGGGGAAGATAAAGACGGCGCCACAGTGTCACGCTACACCTTTGCTAGCCAATACATGCAAAACCCTAAAAAGCTAGGTGGTGATCTTGTTAAGGCTGAATGGTTCGGTCGTTATGAGGAATTACCACTTCTTAAATGGCGGGCAATTTGGGCAGATACAGCGCAAAAGACAAAAGAGCATAACGACTTCTCTGTGTTCTTATGTGCTGGTCTTGGCTATGACAATAACCTTTACATCATTGATGTGAAGCGCGGCAAATGGGAAGCACCTGAACTATTGAAAGAAGCTAAGGCCTTTATCAATAAGCATAAGGACAGCAATACCAAGATCGGCAAACTACGCTATATGGCCGTAGAGGATAAATCGAGTGGTACAGGATTGATCCAATCCATATCTAGACAAACCACATTACCTATTCGGGCAATTCAGCGTGATACAGACAAGCTCACACGAACCATGGATGTAGTGTTCTACGTTGAAGAGCGCCGTGTCTGGTTGCCAGCAGAAGCACCATGGCTTTTGAACTACATTGAAGAAATTGAAGGGCTCACGGCTGACATGTCACATGACCATGACGACCAATGGGACCCGACCATTGATGCAATTAATGACTCATTAGCCAAGAAGCCAACTGTATTTGATGATTAGAGGAAATTATGGCTGAAACTAAAAAGCCCGATGCAATTGGCGATGCAGGGGCATACACAAACTTTGTCTCAAATATTGGTACCAGCCGTGATAAGGCTTCACATGGTCATTTTGTTCAAAAGGAAATTCCTGATGATCAACTGGAAGCTGTATATCAACACTGGTTGGCCAAACGTATTGTGAACCGTCCAGCAAGTGACATGTTGCGGGCTGGTTGGTTTTATGAGGGAATTCAAGATAGAGACCTAATCAAACTAGAAGAGGCGTGTAAGGCTTTTCAACTGAACCAGATACTTTTATCAAGCTTGATCTTATCGCGTCTATATGGCGTGGTTTATGTGCTGTTAGGGACCGTAGATGGCGGTAATTTGGAGCAGCCATTTGATTTAAAGAAATTAGGAGTAGGTCGTTTAGAGTTCTTTACGGTACTCAAGAAAAAGTACATTAAGCCAGATACCACGACGTATTTATCACCTAAGGTCTGTGGCGGTTTATTAAAGCAACCTGAGTTCTATAAACTACAAATGGATGGCAAGGCACCCCAACGTATTCACCATAGCCGTTTAATCAAATTCTGCCATGCCGATGTAGTGAATGAAGAGCCGCAAAGTATTCTTCAGGAAGTATATGAAGATCTGCTAGACCATGCCGCCGTTAAAAAGGGTTCAGCCAGTCTTGTCCATGAATCAAAAATTGATGTGATTAAAACACCTGGTCTAGTGGACAAAATCAAAGAGGATATGAAAGCCGTAGCAGAACGTTTTCTTAGTGTCGGATTGCTTAAAGGTTTAAACGGCATGATCGTGCTGGATGCTGAAGAAGATTACGACTCCAAGACTTATAACTTTGCTGGCTTACCGGACATGATGCGGGAATTCTCAATTCAAACTGCGGGTGCTGCTGATATTCCATACACCATCCTATTCGGTCAATCACCTGCAGGTATGAATGCTACAGGTGAGCACGACACACGGAACTATTACGACAGCATAGCGACTAAGCAAACATGGATGCTTAAACCTTTCATGATGCAGATTTTAGATGTCATTTGCCAGACTACATTCGGCCGCGTGTTCCCAAATCTGGATATTGTCTTTAATCCATTATGGCAGTTGGATGCGAAGGTCCGTTCAGAGGTTGAGAAAGCTAATTCAGAACGAGATGCCAAGTATTTAGAGATGGGCATTATTACAGAACCACAGATAGCACGGCAGTTACTCATTGACGGCGTTTATTCAGTGATTGATGAAGCTCATATCAAAGAGCTAGAAATAATGGTGAAGTTAAATGTCGGCGATCATTCAGATGCTGAAACCTCACCTCCAGCAGGCGAAGAAGAGTAAGAAAGGCCGTAAGGCTTCCAAACCTAGACCCGTAAAAGTAAATCGCCGTGTAGAGCTTTATTACACACGGCAATTACTGGCTATTTCAAAATATTGTCAGGAAAAAACAAAGGAATTAGTTATTCCTACGGTTGGCCAGAATATTGGTGATGCTTGGTTTTCCGACATGATGACTTCGTTTCGAGAGAAGCTGACAAAGTATGTTGTTGAGATTTCTAGGCCTCTAGCTACAAAGGTTGTGACTGACACACAAAAGGAAGTGGACAAACAAATTGCAGAGCACACCAAAACGATTATTGGTGTGGATCTCACGCCGTTCTATCGTGCTGCAGATATTCAGGACGAAGTAGATCTCAACATAACTTCAAACGTTAGTTTGATTAAGTCTATTCCTCAGCAATATGCAGACAAGTTAGAGAACTTGGTAACGAATGCTTTGCAGACTGGACAAACTAATGAAGATCTCGCTAAAGAGATTAAGGCATTAGGGCAGTCTACAGATTTTCGTGCACGGCTTATTGCTAGTGACCAGATGGGCAAGATCAATGGACAGATCAACAAAGCCAGACAGCTTTCAATGGGTGTTGAGACATATACATGGCAAACGGCTAAAGATGAGCGTGTACGTCCAGATCATCAACATAAGCAAGGTCAAACCTTTAGATGGGATTCACCACCAGCTGGCGGGCATCCTGGTCAGCCTATTCGTTGTCGTTGCACTGCCTTACCTAATTATGAGGATATTTTGATCACTTAAATTTTTTTTAAATACAATTGCTTGAATATAATTTTTACACCTTCATTAAATTGTAAATTAATAGTTTGAGTAAGTCCTAATGAGTAAATTTAAAGCTGGTGATGTTGTTGAGTTAAACTCTGGCGGCCCGGTAATGACAATCTTGGAAGTTAAAAATAATGGATGGGTTGTATGTGAATGGTTTGATAAAAATCACACTTATAATAAAAAAGAATTTTTGGAATCGAATATAGATACCTACGAAATGTTAGAGGCATTTACCATTTGATTTGAATGTCGAATTAACTACAGACTATATAGGTTTTAGAATGGCAAAAACTCCACAAACAAGAGAAGAGCTTAAAAAGCATCTTCGTGAAAATTTAGCATTTCTCAATGTATCAAATAAATCGTTTGATGAGGGATTGCATGCAGAAGCGAAGAGGCTTGCTACAACTATTCGTGTATTAGTACATGACACACTTAAATCAAAATCTTTATTAGAGCAATTAGGTGTAAAAAATGATTTAAAGTTTTTAAACACATCTTATGAATATAGTCCTACTAATTTGATGCCACATACGGGTTTAGTTATGATGCGCATGACTTCTAATGGTACAAGCTATCTGGCTCCCTTACATGATGGTCCACCAGACAGGTATACACAACCTGGATTGGAATTTAGTCAGTGGTGGGATCAGCTTGTTATTGATGATAAAAGTGGTGGAGTTTTTACTAGAAAAAATCTAATTCTATTTATGGCAAATCAAGATGGTGGTGCCCATGTAGATCCATCACTCGATTCTTCATATGCTGCACTAAAGCGCGATAATAGCGTTGGCTGGGTTTATAGTGATGGAATATCTGAACATCCTATTACTGATATTGAATTGCATAGTGTTCGGCAAATTGCATATGAACTTATTGAGACTTTAAAGCCACTAGATATCAATAGCCTTTAAAAGTTCGTTTTTATAAACCCACCATCTGGTGGGTTTTTTATTGAGCGCAATTTATGAAAGACATTTACCGCTTCAAGGTAGGTGACTTTGCTCCAAGTGAATCCACACGCTCATTTACACCGGAAGGTTATTTGAAATGCGTAAACGTTCGCTTGGGTAAAGCACCTCAGGTACGCCAGTACTATGCATATGAGTTTCCAAACTTAGAAGGCTTTTCAGCAGATCAGACGATTAACGTCTACACACCTGCAGAAGAGCTTTTTAAGCCTAACCCTATCAAAAGTTGGGATGGGGCAGACGCTACAGATTATCACCCACCTAAGAATGAAATTAATGCTGCCAATTGGAAGGAATATCACATTGGCTATTGTGAGAATGTCCGCCAAGAAGGCGAATATCTAGTGGGCGATTTGCTCATTAAAGATAAAGACAGCATTGATTTAATCCAGAACAACGAGCGATTAGAAATGTCGCTGGGTTATGGAGCCACATTAGTTCTAGAACAGGGCCTTGCACCAGACGGCACAGTGTATCAAGCAAAATTTATTAACTTTATTGGCAATCATGTAGCACTCGTTAAATATGGCCGTTGTGGTGGTGATTGCCGCATCGGTGACAAACAGCAAACTCCACCAAAGGGGAATAAAACAATGGAAGTAATTGTAAACGGTATCCGTTTTAACATCGGCGATAACACGCCTTTGGCCGATGCATTAAAGCAGCAACAAGAGCAGCTGGAAAACATGAAGGCTGCAAAACTTAAAGTTGGTGATAAGCAATTTTCTATCGGTGATGAGCTTGGAGCAATTCAAGCGGTCGTAGATCAATTGCATACCGATAAAACAACTCTTGAGCAGAAAGTTGGTGATCTGGAAAAGAACCAGATGACTCCTGAAAAGCTTGAACAAGCTGCTGCTGAACGTACAGCTGTCATTGCCGATGCTAAAGCATTGGTGCCAACAGTTAAAACCGAAGGCTGCACATGTGAGCAAATCAAGCGTGATGTAATTGCGGCTAAAGCGGGTGATGCGTTGGTAACTGCCTTATTAGGTAGCGTATCGGTAGGTGATGCCAAGCCTGATCAGATCGATACAACTTTCCGCGCTTTGTCTGCCGTGAAGGGAACACACCCATCTAATCCTGTAGGTGATGCACTTCATAAGCAACAAAACATTCAAGCAGGAGATGGTAAACCAGAGGATGGGGAACCTAAACCTAACAACAAAAAAGAAGCGTGGAAACAAAGCTTCTAATCAACTGGAGAAAAGAGAATGTCTTTAACCCCTCAAGCTATTCCGGGTATGCGTGCTCGTTTGCACATGCCCGAAGAAATCTTATCTTTACCAGTCGCGGGTAATACCGTGTTAAGTGACGGTGAAGTGGTGGTTCAGTCCACTGATGGCAAAACTGTTACTGCGGTAACTGGTGCTACTAATACAAAGTTTGGTGTGGTGGTTTTACAGCACGTCGGCAAATCAGGAAAAAATGCCTTAGGTAAAGAAGCATATCAAGCGAAAGACTGTGCACCGATCATGCAAATTGGTTCTATCTGGGTAAAGCCAACCGCACCTGTGATTGATATTAACGCAAAGGTATATGTGCGTATTGCCAACCCTACAGCGCAAGCGCCGCTTGGATCACTTTCTTCTGCAGCATTAGATTCGACAGAACTACCTAATGCCTCATGGGAAACTATTACGGGTCCAGATGGCTTGGCAATCCTTCGATTACGTGGAGCATAATCAATGTCAAAACAATTAGAACAGATGAAAATCCGCCTATCGGCCGTTGCACATGGGGTGCAAATCGCTGTAGGTGATGCCTTTAATTTAGATAACTTTGCCAAGTTGCTGCTAAAGCTTGAATCAATTGATGAAATGACACCGCAACTTGCCGAAGCTCAAGCATACGCCAAGTATTTACCAATCGAAGGTTTGGAAGGTGCGGTTATTGGTTCAGCAAGTGTCTTGCAGCGTAAAAAAGGTGTAGGGCGTGGTAAGCGATTCTCAGGTCAAGGTAATGACGTGCCATTAGCAGAAGTGATGTATGACTCTCAAGCGTCAAATGGTTATCAGGGCGGAAATGAAGAGCCGGGTAATGTGAATGCACCATCTATATTTGAGCCACCGCTGGATCTTACGGATGGCAAGAATAAGTATTGGTTGCTATTTCTGGTGGGGCTAATTGGGGCGGCTGTAACGTCTGGGCTAGCCTTGATAATACGACCTATGAAATGATCGGGACTATTTATGGATCTGCACGTTATGGGCAGCTTGTTACACCAATTGATGCAGATGATTCGACTTTACAGGTTGAGTTAAATACAGCGAGCCAGATTTTCAGTGGAACCTTAGAAGATGCTCAAGCCGACCAGACACTTTGTAAAGTGGGGGATGAGTATTTTAATTATCAAGTGGCCACATTAAACGGATCTGGTTTATATACCTTAAGTGATGTTCTACGTGGACGCTTTGATGATGCACAAAGCCATAATGCTGGTGAGCCATTTGTTCGTTTGGATAAAGCTATATTCAAATATCCATACAATGACGGTTTAGTAGAAAAACAGATCTTTTTAAAGTTCACCAGCTTTAATGGTTTGGAACGTAAGGAGCAGGCCTTAGATGAGGTTACGGCGTATAGCTATACTCTAAGTGGCGGACGTCCAGCAGGTGTTAAAGGTCTTTCGCTTCAATCTCCGTTTGTGGGGACTACTTTTAAAGTTCAATGGCAAACTTCAACTGGTGCGGATGGCTATCGTGTACAAGTCTGGTCGAATGGGGCAATGATTCGTCAAGTTGATACAACCAATACGGATTATAGTTATTCGATCGAAGAGGCCAAGCAAGATGGTTTAGGCCGAGCTTACACAATTCGAGTGGCCAGCAAAAATGGTGATCAAGTTAGTACCTTTGCTGAATTGAGTATTAGTAATCCCGTTCCGCCAGTACTTCTCAATGTGTACACAGCAGCAACTGTAGATTCTATTACTGTGAATTGGGCACCTAGTGAAGTACCTGATCTGAAAGAGTATGCTGTATGGCTAAGCGCTACACCTAACTTTGATCCAACTCAAGTGCCGCCATCATGGACTGGTAGAGAAACAACTACAACTTTTGGAGGACTACAACCAACTACCCCATATTACATTCGTGTTGCTGCACGTGATGTATGGGAAAACACAGTCTGGAACTATACAAATCAGATTACTCAAAGTACTTCTGAAGCTTAATTTAAATTAATTCATAGCACCCGAAATGGGTGCTATATTTTTGTAGGACGTAAAAACGACTTAATTTTTTTGCACTAAAATTCTTTTATTTTTACTAACATCGTGACACCACTCACTTACACCTTTAGAGCCATCTAAAGTTGCTTCAGTAAATTTAATATTAAATTTGGTATTTGACCAATTACTAAAACACGTATTTGAGTTGGAGTTATTTTTATAAGCTAATTTGTTGAAGTTGATTTGACCTGCTTGTGTACTATCAATACCATTTACAATCGATCCAAAAGTAGATCGGTTATCTTTATGATTAATAACAGAAATACTAACTGGGTTTTTAGGGTTCTTATAAAACTTCAGTGTTATTTGTATTCCAGCTCCCTTATTATTTTCTGTAGTAATATTTTTAAAAGTTAAGTTTTCTAAATGCGATTTATTGTTATTTGGCTCAATAGCAATACCGCTCGCAGGTCCAGTACCGGAGGTATTCTTAATTGTTAGATTGTTTGCATTCAAATTTTTAGCTGTAATTACGGAGACGCCTTGTCTTCTATTATCATTCATGATGATATTTGATAAGACAATATCAGAGTTTGAAAAGTTGTTGTTGTTCCCTAAGTAGATTGCATCCCCCCACATTTTTGAAATTTTCATATTTGAAATCCTAATATTTTGAGAATCACGAATATCAATGCCCATTCCCCATTCGCCATATTTATTCAAATGCGAATATTTGTCACCGATAAGTTCGCCTCCCGTGATTGTTACGTTTTTTACATTAGAAATATCAAATACTTTATAGGCTCCGCTTTTATTTGGAATGACATTCAATCTCGTATTTTCTGACATAGTTATAACAGAACCATTTTGGGGCTTAATTGATTTAAGAGCATCAACTTTGTAGTCACCAGGAGGAATTGTTACATTCTTATTATTTTTCAGTGCTGTATTAAGTTCATCTGTAATGTCTGAATTTAACTCAAAACTTTGTGCATAGGAGGACATTGAGCAAAATACAGATGTAATAAGAATTAGATACTTAGGATTCATGTCAGCGATCTATCAACTTGATGGAATTATATCTTTACAAATACATTGTGAAGATTCTATTTGAAAATTGTTTTAGCTCAACCAAAAGTTATCAGCCCTAGCTTGGAATAAGTTAGGGCTTTTTATTATCTAATTTTTCTGGAGAAATAAATGGAACCAGTTTCCACTAGCGGTTTTACAGCACTTTTAAAATTATATGGGATTGCAATCATGGTGACTTTAGCAGTCGGTTTGGTTGCAGCAGTTGTATTGATGACACGTATGCCACGCTCACCACAAGAGTGGGCAGTGGGCTTGATCTGTACGGTTGTATCAAGTTTAGCTGGCGGTTCATTCATTATTGTGAAGTGGGGGCTTCATGAATGGGTTACTGATGTATG